ACAAAATGGCATCAAGTTCCTTGTTAGTTCTACGATGTTGTGTTTTTTTATTTTTTTTATTTTAATTTCCATAAAAGTAATATCTTATATTTTTTTCTATAAAATCATCGTCCTTTTTGCTGTTTGTGTATCTTAAATTCTCTAAATATCTAAATGTCTTATGTAGATATTCCCTTCTTTTCTGCTCTTTCTTTTCGTGTGATAATGACTTAAATCTATCATGGCACTTTGTACAAAGTGGGGCTAAATTGTACGCACTATTGCTTATTCTTCCTAATATGTGATGTGGCTCAATTCCACCCCATTCTCCAAAAGTTCTCCCACATTCCCAACATTTCACTTCTCCGTCCAAAAATAGACGTCTTACTTTTTCTGAAAATGGATTTTTCATTCCTCTATTTCTCATTCTAATTTTTCTTTAATCTTTTCTATCAATTTTTCCATTTGCTTTATATAAAAAACTTCAAACTCTGGATATTTCATTTTGTAATTTTGCTCCCACCATCTATATAATACAGCTCTTAATCTTTGAGACGGAGTTTTCGCTTTTGGCGTATCTAATGCTACTTCTGGAATATCTTCAATTTCACTGGTTTCTATTGGTGTTTCTTTGAATAAGAACCAACCTTGCCTATGAGCCAGCTTTATCAATGCTCTCGCCTGATCTTCGTCTAATTCTTGCGTTCCCACGACTATTTTCCAAGTCTTATCTGCTCGAGATTCTACTTTTTCTATTAATGAGGAGATTTGTAATAAAGTTTTTTCTTCCATTTTTTTATTTTTTAATATTTAATTCTTTTTCTCTCTTTTTTACTTCCAATGCTCCCAAAAAGGCTTTTATGTCCTTCTCATATTCATCTCTTGAAATTTCCAATATATTTTTATCTGGATCAAATTGCCCCGTTTCTTTATCAAATCTAATAATCAATCCATGATCAAAGGTTTTTCCGTTTTCCTCTTCATAGGCCTGCCAATAAGCGGCGAGCTGATATCTGTATTCATTATAAATATCCCTGCTACTCTTAAAATCTATGATGACCTTTTTCTTTTTTATTGTTGCTATCGCATCTAATGTTCCGGCATAGCCATATTTTCTTGAATATACCAATCTTTCGCTGTCTTTTTTATTAAATCTGGCTTTTACTTCTTTCTGCCACTTCAAAAATGATATAATTCCATTTGCAATTCTTTCGTCATTTGGTATTTCTGGATTTTCTCCCTTTATCCAGCTTTCAATCCATTCGTGTATAGCTGTACCAATATCAGCTTCTCGTTGAGACACGGTTCGGTATTCTTTTTGGGCCAATCTAATTGTCTCTTCATCTATTGGCCTCTCTTTCAACCTTTCTAATAGATATAAAGACATTAATTTCGCCACCCAGCCCATGAGCGGCGAGCTTTTGTCTATAATTGACGTCACTCCAGTTGCACTATATTCAACTTTTTCCCCATTTGCCCAATAATTATGGTTATCATCGCATGTCAGGATTATTTTTCCTTTATATAATTTTTGCTTTCTCATATTATTTTTTGTTTAATAGGGTAGCTAATAAAATTGTAGCGTGTTTTTCTGTAATATCAAAGCTTTTAAGCTTAATTCCAGTTCTTTTTCTTAAATCTTCAATCTTCTCTTTGTCTGTTTTCCCTTTTAGCATTCCTTTTAACTCTTCTAACTTCGGTCTTGGCTTTTCTTCCTCTACTTCTCCTATAATCTCATCTTTAGGTGGAACATATCCTTTGTCCTCTTGCTGTATTTCCCTAAATTCATTCTTTCCATATACATCTGAAGCAATTCCTAACTCTGAAGCACATTTTTTTAAGGCATCAGTTGCTGCAGCTTTTAGATCATTCCCATAATCCAGTGAGGTTTTAGTTCCTTTCTTAAATTTTATATCTGCTCTCCCAAATTGTTCTTTCACTATAATTGGTTCGTTCTTTTGATTTTTAATTGTCAATCTTCCTAAAACCCAAACTAAATTTCCCTCTCTTCCATGTTCTTTAATCTCAAAGTCCCATCTCCAGCCAAAGCAGTAGTTTAAGACCTTTTTTACATAAACTCCTGTCACATATTCCCACTCGCCACCACCTTTAGCAGGGCGGGTATAAATATGCTCTTTCGGTGTCTTTTGTAGGATAAATAAAAGCTGCTGCTGTGTTAATGGCGGTTTGGCCTTTGTTAGCAACAAAGATTTCCCTTTTGTTCTCTTTGTTGCCTTCTTTGTTCTCTTTGTTGTTTTCTTTTTGTTTTGTTTTTTAGCCATAATTTTCTTGGGGTGAGAGGACGATAGGGCCCAGCTGCTGAAAATAGAGAAAAACAGCTATCATCCCCTCACCTCATCTATTTTTTTAACTATATAAAATTGACCTTTTAAACACAAAAAGCCCTCTCCATTCTGATGGGGCTTTTCTAAAATTTTTTGATTGTTCTCTATTTTTTTCATTCTACTTTAATTTAAAACTATTTAAAATTTTTGTCAAGTCCCTACCTGTGGATAACTTTTTCTTCCAAAATAAGGCTAATAGGGTAAACTGGGATTCCATTTTCTTCTGCAAATTGTTTTTCAATTTTTGCGCCTTTGCTTTCTCTCCAGTTGGGAAGTAAAATCAAAGCATCACATCGTTTTATTATTTCCAGATATCCATTTAAAAATTTGTCATAAGAAATATCAGAAATCTTATCAAAATTTTGAGTATTCAAATGCGGACAAATAACAACATAACCTTTTTCCCAAAGTTTTAAAGCATATTTTTTAGCTAAAGCTATATTTTTCTCAGTGTCGCCAGAATATTTTCCAGCTAAGTAAACAATCATTTTTTTAGTTATTTTTAACTAATTATTTGCCATATCTCATCTCAAATAATAATTTTGTCGCACTTTTCTTTACGGGACATTTTGAAGTGTCTATAATAATACTTCTTAATTCTCTCGGCAATCTCAATTTTTTCTTTTTAATCTTTTTTTTCATAAAAGCTTTGAAAAACTGGGGCTGGCATTGTGACATTGTGTCACAGTGCGGCTCATTGACCGCCCAATTTTCGCCAGCCCCTTTTTAATTCCCCTCCATTTACTCGCCAGAATGAATATCGTGCTTATTGGCGAATAACTGAACTTTTGGGCTTCCCAGTTTAGCAATTGGGTATCCTTTTTCTTGGGCGTAGCTTGTATCATATTTCAGATAAGAACCTGTTAAAAACAGAAATTTCTTTTTTTCAACAACTACTCCAGCTCTAAAATCAATATCCTGAACAAGTTGTGTCGTATTGCTAACTTCGTGAACGTGTCCCATAACAATCAAGTCGGCATTAAAAGAATGAGAAATGTCAACCAGGACTTTCATTTTAGTGTACGTATAACGGGCTGCAGTTGAACCATGCAAAGCATAAACTTTATAATTCTGCTTCCCAACTTTAAACCAGTTCCAACAAGCAGAACGAAGGTAGGGGATTTTAAGAATTCTGCAAATAACCTTCATTACCGCAATTCCTGTTTCTTTCTCAATCCTTAACTCGTGATTTCCCTCCAAAGCTCCGAGTATTAAACCTTTTTTAGCAAGAGGTTCAAGTAAGTCAATCACATCTTCCATTTGCTTTTGCGGGTTCAGTTTTTGTCTATAAACGCTCGCTCCCACCGAAGTTTTTAATCCTGCTTCAATCAAATCTCCCATCAAGAAAACATAAATCCCTTTTGAAGAGCAATAATCTAACATTCTTTTGGCTCGTTCCAGGTCACATTCCCTCGCTCCGTAGTGTAGATCTCCAAAAAATACAACTTCTGCATAATTTTTTCCCGGCTTTACCTGTAAAATCTGTTTATTAAGCCTAATGGGACGGCCAATAATCCCAGATTTTAAATCACTTTCTTTTCTTGCCTTCTTTTCCATTTTTTATCTTCCTTTTAATTTAAAAATTGCCTTAATCAACCAATAATCTTGTCCATTCCAAAAGTGGTTGACCAGAAAAACAATAATTTCATCTGGAGTCCGGTTTTCAAACAAAGCGTGATAATACTGATGTTCTTTCTTTTCAACTAAGGCGATGTTAGAATTTTCAGAACTTCCACCTCGAGAACGGGGAATTATGTGATGCCTACTCAGTCTTTTCTTCTTCTTCATTTTCTTCCCCTCCCTCTTTTAAAAGTTCTTTGCTGTTCAATCTTGGCATCAATTCATTTTCAATTACCAGCTCTAAACAATCATCACAGATTCCATATGTATATCTGATTTCTTTCTTGCCATCATTAATTTTTTCAAGAACTTTACCACACCAAGCGCATCTTTCTATTAACATTTCACACCTCCTTTCTATTTTATGTTTCTTTCCATTCAATATCCGATTCTTTTCCATTAAATTCTATCCATTCTCCGCCGATTATTACGTACCATTTACCCTCTGCTTCTACATATCTCATCGGATTTCCGTTGTAAAATGGTTTTTTCTTTTTCTCTCCAAAGCCATTTTTAATCTTTTCAAATTCTTCTATTGGGGTATCTAAAAACCTAGTCAATCCCCTTGCCAGAAAATCGGGAAGAGTCCATTTGTATGTCCAAAAATACTCATCGCCTTTTAAAACTTTTGCATATTTACTAATAGCTTCACGTATTTCATCTAAACTATACTCTCTTAAGGCAGATCTGATTTTCGTTTTAATTTTTTCTGTTAATTTTCTATGTTTAATTATCCCTTGCTCGTTCCAAAATTCAAAAATACTTAATATATCCTTACTTAAAGCATTTTTATTATTATTACTTAAAGCATTTGTCTGAGGTTTTTCCACCCTGTGGGTTTTCCGTAGGGTGGTTTTGTCTAACAAACTCCTAACTACTCGCTCTCCCTTTTCTGTTGACCAAATAAAGTTAATCTTAATAAACCAGCCTATAATTTTCCCATCTTTATCTTTTTTTGTTATATCTTCTATAAGGCCAGTTTCTGTTAATATCTTTTTCGCCCTACTAAACCTATCACGCCCCCAATTTAAAGCTTTCATTGCGTATTCAGTCGTGGCTTTGATTTGATTAGTTTTTTGCCATTTAGCAGTGTAATAATAAAATAAATAAAGGGCTACAGCATCAGCGCCCTTTTCATATGAGAATAAATTGTGTAAAGTTGCTGTGGTTGTTAAAACCACAAAATCCTCTATTGTTACTTGCGTTTTATATTTATCCATATAAAACTTTTTGTTATTCTATTTTTATTATGCCCTATTGTAATAAAAAGTCAACTCCAACCTGTGGATAACTTTTTTATTAATTCAGTTCCTATTCAAATAGGAACTGGGCTAACAAAGGGGAGATCGAACTTTGTTAACCCTGCTAAAATTTGAAAAGAGTTAGAAATAACCCTGCTAAAATTAACCACGCAAAGCTTTGTCTAATGCGGCTAATCCACCAGCAATAAAAGCTCCAATTAAAGAAACCAGATAGGTTTCTAAATCTTTGAAGCTAAAACCATTAAGGGTCACAGCGGCCATTGTAGCAATTCCTCCAGCTACAAATACTCTTAAATAGCGGAGAAAAACACGAAAAGCTAAACTTTTAGGGTTCTTGTAGACTACTTTTTCCATTTTAGATTTTTTATAATTTTATAAAGTTTCTGAAACGACCTTTGGATAATAATTTTTTGTTATTTAAGGAAATCGACAAAATCTGCGGTTTTTATCAAGTGAAGTAGATAAAATTACCAATGTGCATTTTATGCACAGAATATGGGATGATATCCTATAAACTCTACATAAAATAAGAATTACCTATTAATTGCTATAATTTTCCCAACTAATCTGTATTTATTCATTTCTTCTTCTGAAACGGTTTCAATGCAAGACCAGTCGATTTCTTGTTTGCCAATCTGGCCTGTTAAAACTTCAAAGTCTTTACTTGAAAAAATAGCTTGTCGTGTTAAAAGCTTTTCATTAGTTAAATAACAAGTTGGATTAGTTTTAGTTTTGATTATTCTAAACATTTTTACTTTTTTAGGTAAATCAGGTATATCTTCAACGCTTAACATTGCTTCAAATGGATAATGAGGAGCTAAAAATCCGTGATTTCTTTTTTCTCCCCACCAGTTTACAAATTCCCAACACCCATCTTTTGTCCATCCAATGATCACGATTGAGTGGAACCATTGAATTTTATCATAGCCACAAAACTTAATTGGCTTTGAAAAATCAGCCCAATTCTGATTATTCCCCCCAACAGCGACAATCACTGGTTGTCTATATAAAGCTCTTTTGAAATCTAACCAATTAACATAAGAATAACTTTTAATTCTAAATATCTTTGCATTTTCAAATGCTTGTTTCTTGATTTTGGAAGCATCAAATTTATCTTTAATTCCTTGTTCAGTTGGGTATAGGCGTTCTTCTGAAATTCCTATGTTTTTACAAATTTTAGCATTATCTCTATATGTAGAGCCATAAGGCAATCTTTTATCTCCAAGATTAGCCCAAATAAAAGCCCAAGAAAGAAGTTCATTGAAATTTCTTTCCTGCTTTGAGTTAAAAGCCTGTAAAAAAGCAAATGAGCAACTGACACAGCTGGGAATATTTAACTGATTAGGAATTTTAGAAGGACATTTGTCCCACCAAGAGAATTCTTCTGGTAGTTCTCCTGCAGAGGGGGTAATTGCTCCAAAAAATTTGTCCCACTTAAAATCTCGTCCATCAGGAAGATCTGGAATCCAGCCACCTTTGTAATTTTTTAAGTCAAATTGTTTCATTATTATTATAACTTATTCCTTTAAAAAGTCAAGCCTTATTGCTTGTTATTCCTTTGAAGCCATTGTATTAGTTGTTCCAGAACGGCTGTCATTTTTATGTTTGACTGCTCAAGCTTATTCATTGCTTCCGTTTCATGATGGATATGATTTTTTATTATTTCACTAAAATTATTCTCCTGCCTTCTCAAGAATGAAAGGAATAAGCTAATTGTTAGGATTAAAACCCCAATGGCGAGAGTAGCCACTCCATAATCTGCTAAATTACTTACTATTGAGTTCATACCAAGTATCTATTATTCCGGGCGCTATTCTATTGCTGTCTGTGTAGATCTTGACCACTTTATCTTCATATATAAGCACCCTTGCATGACTATTTTTTTCTAATTTGACTATTTCGACCTTTGTATCTGGATATAGCTTTTTAAACCTATTAGCATAATCTATACATATTCCCCCTATTGTTCCTTTAAAATATTTCGCTGTTTTATATGATTCTAAATCTATAAAGGTTATTGGCATTTGCTCCCTTTTTATTTGTATCAGCTTAATTCCGTTTATTATAATTATCAAAATTGATAAAGTAAGTATTGTATATAGAATTTTTCTCATAGATTACACTGATGAACTTACGGTTTCCCATTGGCTTCCATTATAGACTACAATTTTCCCAAGTATGGTGTGAAAGAACATTTCTCCAGTGTCAGGATTACTTGGATAAGATGACCTTGAATTTAGCACCAACGGCCTGTATAAATCCATTTTTTGATTTGATATATCAGCTATTAAATTGCCAGGTATATCTCTTATTTCATGTGCTCGTACGTATCTTTGAAAAACTGAAGCAAATTTGTGGTTTTCATCTCCCAAATTTTTCCCTTCATCAGTATAACAAATTAAATTCTGTTTTAATCGAGGTTCCGTTTGAGAGGTATCAAGCCATTCTGTTCCTCCTCTAGTTTTTAAATGATTAAAATTGCCATCTGTCGCATAAACATCTGTCCAATAATTAGTTGAATCTCCTAAACTATACAAATTGCCCCCCATTGGATCAATATCTCCATCAACCTTAACTCTATAGTTAGCTGGCATTAAACTAATGCAGTTGTCAGCAAACAAACTTAAATCTCCTACATCTAATCCCCCTACAGCGGTTGCAGTCGCCTCAATGGCACAAGATCCTGCATTATTGTCATATCTTAAAGCAAGGATCGCTGACCAATTGCTTTCAGCATAAATATTAAAAATGTTTCCATAATAATACATGCTAGCATTCCCCCAATCTGTATCATAGGTACCTTCTATCCGTCCAGCATCTCTATTTGCACTATCTCTAAAGCGTAATGCAGTTGTATCTAATTTAACCCTTGTATATCCATTACTGTCAATGCATTGTAAATAATTTGTGCTATCTAATTGAACTCTTGCTCCACTTTCAGCTGTCTTAACAGTTATACTCGTTAGCTCCCCAGTGGTTATATATTCGGCATTTATTTCTCCGCCTGTATTATAAATATTTCCTTTAACTATAAAGTTTGAACCATCCCAACTAATATAATTATCACTATCTCCTTTGAATGTAAACTTTCCTGCACTATCTATAAATGCTTTCCACTCTGATCCGGAATAATACCCTAAATAATCTGCTCCTAAAAATAACCCTGAACCACTTGGAGTCCCTATATTAGATCCCGGCAATACTTTAGTTGTAAGAGCATTATTATTATCTAATGCATTATAGGCCCTGCCAGCTCCAGTTTTTTCATTAGCCGTTGTTCTTTTATAAGTAGAACCATCAACTACATCAGAATCCAAATTAGCTGTATCTTTAGTGGCTAATGCCCCCGCATCACTAAGATTAGATATTCCAGAACCGCCAGTTATATTTATATTTCCCTTTACAATCAGGCTAGCCCCATTCCAACTAATGTAATTGTTTTCATCTCCGCTAAAATAGAAATTTCCGTTGTTTTGAATATAAACTTTCCATGCCCCACTGTCAGTTCCTTCTTCTTTATACCCAATATAATTTTTCGTCATGTATAAACCAGCTGGATTTGGGTTATCTGTCGGAAGGACTGATCCTGTAATGGTTCTTTGAACATAACCATCTTGATTAAGTCCTGTATTGGCCCTCGTGACCGCATCGTTAATAGTTGTAATTGCTGTTTCTTTTAACTTTTGGGTTCGTATAAAATTTGTAAAATCAGTTTCTAATTCTGCCAACTCAATGGCAACACTATCAGCTATATATGATATTTTCACAATTGTCATGTTTGCCTCAAAAATTGTCTGGTTTGCGTCTATATTTAAAATCTTACAAGTGTCGCCGGGTTTTATACTTGCTATGTCATAATCCTTCCCTGATATTACCATTTTAACCTTTCTTTTTGGATCTTTACTTTTTGCTATTTTGGCATTTCCTATTATATCTGACATGCTATCGCTGACTATTCCGCTGTCTATAAGTACTTCTGATATGGCATCGTAGGCTGTTTGGCTTGTTGCGTCGCTGTAATGTTTATCTACTGCACTGTCTGTATTTTCTCCGTTCCATATAAAATAAGAATTTACTACATCTTCTATATTTTTATATCCTTCAAATTCTGTTATATGTTTTCCTAATACAAATAAATGATCTGGTGTATCGGATATTTTTTTCAAATGGCATTTCCCAGCACTATCTATATACCAAAACCACCCATTATCTAAATATTGCTCTAAAAGCTTTATAGCATCAATATGTTTTAATTTTTTGAACTCTATGGTTATTACGTCTGTTTCATTCCCGGCATCAATATCAGAAAAGTCATTTGATATATACATTGTGGAGACAAGATTTCTGTGATTTGTTAAGATAGCCTTAAAAATTTCTCCAACTCTTGTATCTGTATGCGTAATATTAAAATCATCCTTTACGCTTGTTCCGCTTCTATAGAATTCATTATTTAATTTTGCTATATTCGGCAAAAAGATTGCCCTTACACTTTCCCTTCCGCCTTTTAAAATTGGCTCAAACGCTGTTAGATATCCAGTATATATTAATGTGTTTTCGTTATAATCGTCATTTAAGTAAATCTCAAGTTTATAATTTAAATCTAAATCAGATCCTTCCCCATAATCTCCAACTTTTCTGTCCAATTCAAGCACAACTTCTCCCAGCCCACCATTTATTGAGTAAGTAAATTCTGGGGTGTTCACTACATCATTTAAAATTTTTACAAAATTCCCGCTGCGATTGTAAATTTTGTATAAAAATCTCTGCATATTTACAGATATAATGGATTATATTCAATAGTTAAATTCAAAGTATATCCACTTCCGGTTGTTATCAGTTTAATTAAATTTGCATTTTCTCCCGTATACCATCTCGGGAATACGCCATTAAAATCTACATCTGATCCGCCAACTTGGCATGTCATTTCTTTTTCATCTATTACCAATTCATCATCAAGGGCATTCTCAACTTCTATATAGTTGTTGCTAAATTTTACTTTACTGACCGTCCCAGCTGTTTTTGTTATTGTTATTGTTGGCAAGCACCCAATAGATCCAGTTATTGTCAAATAAAATTCATATGGCGAGGTTGTAATATTTGTTTTTTCTACGGTTATTGTGTTTGGATCATATCCAAAGCCATCTGGAACAAAAAATTCGGCCTCGTATGGCACGTGGTGCGTATTGTAAAATTCCTGATTAAAAATAAGTTTCGTGCAAATAGCTTTATATCTTATTGTATTTCCATCTGGCGGTGTAATATCAAGGTTTTTTAGTGTTGTGGGAATGGTATCAGTTGAAGCAAGCAATTTTTTTAAATCATTCGCTCTCTGTACCAATTCTGCCGGATTGTCTGCTGTTATAACTCCTTTAACAATAATCGTTTTTGCTCTAAAAAAATCTGACAAAATAAGCTCTCCGTTGCTTGCACCTCTTTTGCTTGTAAATATTTCACGCTCTGGCATTGAGAGGTGTTTGGCAACCTCTAAGTGATATGTCGCATTTACTAATTCTACATTGTCAAATTTTATACTATCCATATATTTAAAACTTTATATTCCTAAAGATGCTAATTTTGATCTGCGAGTTATTGATTTTACTATTTCGTTTATAAAAGTATTTCTATCTACTATATTTGCTCCCTCAAAATGAAAAACAAAAGTGTCTCCCACTTTTTTTTCCGCTGGTATTACCACTTCTCCTTGATGAAGTTGATATATTCCTGTTTTTGGCACAACTCCGCCGGTTTGGAAGCTTCCTTCTACCCTGCCTCTTCCTATACCAAAAATTCCACCAATAGCTCTGCCAACTGAACTTACAACTTTTCCTATTCCACCAAAGCTCTTAATTGATTCTACTAATTTTTTCCATCTTATTATTAAAAATGTGACTGCTGATGTCAAAACAGTGATGGCGCCTACAACTAACCCAATGGGGCTTGTCAATGCAGTAAATGCCGCCACTAAACCAGGTAGTATAAGCAAAAGTGGGCCTAATACGGTCATTAATCCACCCACAACGGCTGTAATTGTTACTATAGTTTCTGTTAATTCAGGGTTTTTATCAATCCAATTGCTAATTTTTCCAATAAGTGGAGTTAATTTTTCCACAAGTTTTTCTATAAAGGGAATTAAAACTTCCCCTATTTTTTCTGCCAAATCTCCCAGTTCATTTTTTAATGCTTTAATTCCCCCCTCTGTTGTTTCTCTCATTTTTTCGTTTAATCCACCATAATTTCCCTCAAGTATTTCGGTTAAAAGGGCAACTCTTTCCTCTCTGGTTGCCGTTTTGTAAAGCTCTTTCTGGGTTTCTGTCAATGTTATTCCATATCTAGTTAATGCTCCAACTCCGCCGTCTATAGCTCTACCAATTGCATTGGCTAATATTATTGCATCCTCTTGAGTCGCATTTACTCCCTTTTGAGCAACTATCATATCCCCTAAAACAGGAGTTAACATTTCTATTTGTTCAGCGGTTAAAGCAAATGTTGCTAATTGTGATTGCCCAGATATTACCACATCATCTGCCACGACTCCCACTTTTTGAAGTGCCGATGCTTGCTCTTTTAACTTCTTTATTTGCTCATCTGTTGCCTTTGATATACTCCTTGTTAGTTGTTCAAGTCTGGCTTCTGCTTTTTCTTGTGCTTGATATTCTTTTACTGACATTGCCAAAGCTCCAGTAATTGCCGCTCCCATAGCAGTTGCGGCCATTCCTGCCCTTCTCATCCCATCCTTCATTGATTCCAGTTTCCCTCTAATTCCTTCTAATTTCTTGGTTGCTCTATCTTGGGCTTCTATCAAAATTTGTAATTTTTGCACTATCATCTTCGTATTGTTTACGTATAATATCAGCGATTAGCTTAATAAACCAAGTTGGCTGATTCATATAAGTGTGATAATCCCAGCCCATTTTATAGCAAACCAGAGCTATGTTCATTTTCTTTATTGCTCTTTTTTTTTAAGCTCTGGGCTTCCGTCTTCCTTATTTCCGGTTATTTTGTCTATTTCATTCACTACAAATAGATAGTCATCTTTCTTCATATTCAAAACTTTGTCCAATACATTTTCTTTTGATCCATCAACTGACACTACCAATATCTCAATTGCTTTATGCAATTGCTTCCTGATAAATCTGGCATTATTAAAATCAATATTAGCTCCCCTTTTCTGTCCTTCTACTATTGCTGACATTTTCATCTCTTCATATAAAACATCGTCAATTTCTTCTAATTCTCTCCCAATTATATATGATTTAAGCTCAACTTTATGCCCATCAACTGGGGTTGTGATTATTTTTGTTTCTCTCTCCATAAATTTAGTAGTTATCTCCTGATGTTCTATTTACTAATTCAATTTCAACGGCCTTTCCTTCGGTTCTATTATATAGAACCTCAAAGGTTTGCTCGTCGTAGATGTATTCTCCCACTTCCAATGGATTGGAGTTTGGATTTAATTTAACATTATAGAATTTCATCTTTAGCTGTTCCCAAGTTGTTCTGTCTGACTTAATAAATGTTCCTTTAGATATCAACACCAATGCTTGCTGGGTATTATCTAACCATTTCTGGTATTGTTCTACTCCATCAAATAGCTTCTTGGTTTCAATCTGTCCTTCTCTTACTCGTGGGAGTAGTTTAATTGGATCGTGTTTCCCTGATGCTGGTTGCTGATAAAGATTGTTCTTAAGTGTAATTGTAAATCCTTCCATTGCTGTAGCTGTATCAATCGATGATGCTGCTGTCTCGGCTGCGGTTATATCACTTCCCAATCCAATCAATGTGTTCCCTTCCAGAAATGGATCTCTTAATCCTTCATCTGAATAAGTCTGTCTCTTAAGATATACTGGGTCTCCAGCTGAGGCAGTTATATTTGTTTCACTAAATTCTATAGTCACTCCATCATCTCCTATTCCAGTTAATGTCACCTCTACGCCCCCAATAACAACTACATCGCCAACTGCAAGTCCTTCTGTTGGTTTCAAAACATAATCCTGACTTAAAACAGCTGATGTCACTGCTCCGCTTAAATCATTCGCCAAAGTAGCTACACTAAACTGCCCCACAGCCTTAATATCTATCGTTGCCTTCAATTTGTTGTTGTCAAACTCCAATTTTACACTATCTGCCTTTACTCCCCAATATCGCTGAGCATAAAGTCCTTTTGCTATCTCTATGGTATAGCTGTCTGGACTTCCGGGAACAAAGGAATGCGTATACCCACTATTTGCATCTCCTGTTGTTGAGGATTTTTGATAAAGCATATTAAATATATGCCCTAAAGTGTCTGGATCTGCATAAACTTCAATTGTTCCCTCGTGGGTATGCCTTCCTTTTAACAAATTGTCTCCCTTCCATATCAATCCTGACATCCTGCTATCAGGCGATCTGTTTAAATTAGATCTTACATTCTCGCTTATTAGAGGAATAAATATATCCGGCTTAACTGGCACATTCTCAGTAGATTCTACCTTAATAGCGAGGTATTGTTGATCTGATAAATAGTTAGTCATAGCCTATTTGTTATTCTTATCAATTTTTTTCTCAACCTTTTTCTCGACCTTTTTGTCACCAACTACTTCAAAGTTGGCATTGTAAAATCCTTTTGGGACATTAATTATTTCTCCTGCTTTCACTATTCCTATGCCGGGAATAGCCAAATCTTTTTTTGAAATGTTTTTGACTTTCATAATTCTATAATTTAACTAAGATGTAGGATACCTTTTTACCAAAATGACGCATTGAACTAAAAATTCGCTTTCAAAAATAGTCCGATCTTTTATTATTTCGTCAAAACTTATTGGTGTCACATTAACTCTAACAACGCTTGTCTCATCATCAACTTTTAGTTGCGGATCTTGGTCAAACATTTCCATAACTGCATCTGTTATTTCTAATCTTTTCTGTGAAGCCTCCAATGGAGATTTATTTCCCATTTCTTGAATAATTTTTACTTTAAATTCCAGCACTCTCTCATTTCGGGCGGTGTCTATAAGCTCTCCTTCTCCGGCGCTCTCCAAAACAACCGCACAGGGGAATCCAGATGGCTTTGTTGGATTAACTCCATAAACATCTACAAATGCATTTTCACCATCTATCTGTAGGCTTTTTAATTTATTTATTATAACTTCTTTTAAGTCTGTGTAATTTTGCTTCATCTGTATTTTGCTAATTTAGTTATTATATTATCTATCATTTGTTTGAAAAATCTAATACATTTTTTCTCATTTTCTAATAAGGCTTTCTCCAAGAATTTAGCTTCACCAACCGTATGCTTAAAATGTAAAGATTCGTGTTGTCTTAACGCATATTTTACATTGCTCCCTACATATACCTGTTTGTCTCCAGCTCTTACCCTTCTTGGTTTTTGTATAGATCTTCTTAATGTGCCTGTGTCAACTGGCGTTTTCCTTTTTGCTGATCTTTCCACAACCGCAGCAGATTTGTTTAATGCATCCTTCATTTCTTTTCTTACTATGTCCCCAACCTTTCCATAGGCTTCAAGCAACTGATCTATATTTTTTATTTCTATCTTTATCATATTGGTAAAGCTAATACTATTTCCATATGAGGATTCCCTCCCATATCAAAAGTTTTTACCTCTTTTACCTGATAAGTATTTGAACTCGTGATAACTTGGTCCCCAACCTGTATATCCATAATGTCGCACCACATATCGTATAAAATATAGAATGCTCCATCGTCCAATTCAACCGGCTCTCCTTCTGATTGCTGGATATGGCAATATTTTCCTGTTAAATAATCCTCATAGGCTGATTGATCATCTTTAAGCCTTTTTGTATAAAATGGCGTAGTGTAAAAATTTTGTATTGTCATACCTGTATTTTTCTATATTTATCTAAAATTGATTTTGCCATTTCAAACTTACTTTGATTTTTCTCCGTTTTCTTATATGTTATTGAGTATGAACCAATGCTTTCTGTTTGTGTTTCTCCCTCTGATTGCCAGGCTTCTTCTATGATAAGAGAAACTAATATGGTTGCTGCCAATTTAATATCTGCTGGACATTCGCTTGAATATCCCCACTTGGCTGTCACGTACACGTTTTTGTGGCCATATGTAAATATTCCGTCATAATAAATTCTGGTTTTTGGCGTCTCATTGTAGGGATATACGTAATAATAATCTGGATCTATTTCTTCTTTTTCATCTTCGGTGTCGCCTATTTCTACTTTTTCAACCTCAATACAATCGTCTATTAAAAGTTCGTGCGTTCCGTCTCCATCATAATTCCTCACTGAGGCTTCGGTGTCTGCTATAAAATTTCTACCAGTATAATTATCTATCATATTTTCCACTACCTCTATCCACTCATTTATTTGCTCATCATATGAGCTGTCTATATCAACTAAAAGGTATCTTTCAATGTCATTTTTACTACAATATCCTTTCATATTTAACAAATTTTAGGCAATCTATTA